AAAGAAAAGTTCCAGTGAATTTGCAACGAATATTGTTGAGAGTCGATTCAAAGATGTTGTGATGCGCTTGAGCCAATTTAAATATTCATTTTTATTATTAGAATTTGATCTTGAAGATCTATTAGTATATCCAGAAAGAAGTACCGTACCCAAAAGAATGTGGGACAAAGTTAAAATCACTCCAGCATTTCTTATTAAACATATTTTAGAGTTGCAATTAAACCATAATATTAAAGTTATATTTTGTGGCAATGCTAATAGTGCAGAAAAAATAGCAGAGTTTATTCTAAAAAAAATACATTATGTAGAAATGGTAAAAAAGTCAGATGAGTGAATCTAAAAATAGAATATCATTTGATGATGCTTGGTTAGACCTGGGCGATATAAATAAAATAAAATTAACAAAGAATGTGATGATTAATAGATCAGAGAGAGATATTGAACTTCCTGATTTGCATTTAATGAAAGTTTTAAAAGATCCAAAGTATATTGGAAGCATGGTGAAGCTTTTATTCAATATTGAATTACATCCTATGCAAATTTTAATATTACAAGAGTTTTGGATACGACCATTTCCAATGTATATCGCTAGTCGTGGTTGGGGTAAGTCATTCCTATTAGCTTTATATTGTGTTATAAAATGCACATTTTGTCCTGGTACTAAAATTGTAGTAGTTGGTGCTGCGTTTCGTCAAAGTAAAATCATCTTTGAATATATGGAAACTATTTGGCGTAGTAGTCCTATATTAAGAAGTATTTTTAATGGTAATGATGATGGTCCTCGACGAGATGTTGATAGATGTACTATAAGATTAGGAGACAGTTGGACAATTGCTATTCCCATGGGTGACGGATGTCTTACTTCTGATACTATGATTACATTTAGAAATGGTTTTTCAACATTAGGATCATTGTTTAACTTAGATTACGATGAAGAGCTAGACACGGTTAATAGCTGTGAAGTTTGGGACAATATTAAGTTTGAAAAAAGTTTATATAAAAGATATAATGGATTAAAAGATACAATTAAAATAAAAACCAAAAGAGGATTTAGTTTAGAAGGCACCCATAATCATGAAATTAAAGTATTTAATGGAAACAATATAATTTGGAAAAGATTAGATTCTATCAAAATAGATGATAAAATTCTAATTGATGCATCCGAAAGGTGGCACGAAGGAACAACAACGCTAACAACAGACGAAGCTTATGCTTTAGGACTAATGATAGGAGACGGATGTTGGACTAATAAATACAGATTAAGATATACATCTAATGATCCAGAATTAGTAACAGCACTAGAAAAAGGAACAGGATATAAATTTTATCAATGTTCTGATGGTGTTCATTATAACCATGATAGTATTCAAGATATCAAAAAATGGATGGGGAAATGGAAAATGGATCATACATATACCAAAGATAAATATTTACCAGAACCTATTCTTTGTAGTCCTCAAGAAATAATGAGCGCTTGCTTAAGAGGTATTTTTGACACAGACGGGCATATTCAAGGGAATAGAGCAAAAGGTGGCATAGGTATAACTATTAGTTTAACTAACACATCTAAACAATTAATGAATCAAATTCATTATATATTATTGCATTATGGCATAGTGTCTACTCTAAAGTCTAGAGAAAGAAAGAATGGATGGAATACTATTTATGAACTATTAATTAATGGTAAAAATGTTCAAAAATTTGCTGAAAAAATTAATTTTGGATTAGAACGAAAAAAACAAGCATTATTTAAATATATCTCAGAAAAACAAAGATGGTCTTCTCAAGAAAAATACCAAGATGGCTATTTGTTAGATACTGTGCAAACTATAGACTATGACAAAAACTATACATACGACATAGAAATTGAAAATTCACATCAATATAATGCTAATGGTATTTGTGTACACAATAGTAAAATTAGAGGTTTACGCGCACACATTATTATTGCTGACGAATTTGCATCTATATCGCCAGATATTTATGAAACAGTAGTGTCTGGATTCGCTGCGGTATCTGCCAGTCCTATTCAAAATGTTAAAGAAGAAGCTAAAAAGCAAGCAATGATTGAAGCAGGAATATGGAATGAAGAACTTGAAGTACTAAATACTAAAATGGGTAATCAAGCAATAATTAGTGGAACAGCAGATTATGATTTTAAACACTTTGCTAGTTATTGGAAAAGATACAAAGCAATAATAGAAAGCAAAGGAGAAAAGAGAAAACTTGAAGATATATTTAAAGGAGAAGTTCCTGATAGCTTTAATTGGAAAGACTATAGTATCATTCGTATTCCTTACGAGCTTATTCCAAAAGGATTTATGGATGACAAACAAGTAAGTCGTGCTAAGGCTACCATACATACTGGTATCTATAATATGGAGTATGCCGCTTGTTTTGTGAAAGACAGCGAAGGATTCTTTAGACGAAGTTTAATTGAAAGCTGCGTGGTGTCAAATATTCAAATTTTGATTGATGGAAAACCTGTAATGTTTGACGCTATCACAAGAGGAGATCCTAATAAACAATACGTATACGGAATCGACCCTGCGAGTGAACAAGATAATTTTAGTATAGTTATATTAGAGGTCAATCCTACGCATTCCAAAATTGTGTATTGCTGGACTACTAATAGAGCTAATTTTAAAGAGCGTCAAAAAACCGGATTAATAACAGAACATGATTTCTATGGTTTCTGTACTCGTAAAATTAGAAATCTAATGAAAACCTTTAAGCCAATTAAAATAGGAATGGATGCTCAAGGAGGTGGTGTCGCCATTGAAGAATCATTACACGACCCAAACAAGCTCGAAGAGGGAGAAGTTTTAATTTGGCCAACAATAGAGGATAAAAGCAAAGACACGGATGATCAGCAGGGATTGCATATTTTAGAATTGATTCAATTTGCAAAAGCCGAATGGACAAGTCAAGCTAATCACGGTTTAAGAAAAGATTTGGAAGATAAAGCGCTATTATTTCCAGCATTTGATAATTTAACTTTAGGATTAGCTATTGAAAGAGAAGGTAAAAGCATATTAGAAGCTGACCTTAATCCTCTGTACGATAGTGTTAGCGAGTGCATATTGGAAATAGAAGAACTAAAAAATGAGCTTACAAAAATAGTTATGTCACAAACTAGTCAAGGACCAAACGCAAGAGATAGATGGGATACGCCAGAAACTAAACTCGGTCATGGAAAAAAAGGAAGACTAAGAAAAGACCGATATAGTTCTTTAATAATAGCAAATATGTTAGCAAGACAACTGAACAAAGCCTTAAAACCAATTGATTATGATATAATAGGGGCCAATGCTAAGGACTCAGTTAAAAACAATGGGAACATGTATAAAGGACCAGAATGGTTCGTGAATGGAGCGAATGATGACGTATATACAGGAATTTATAGATAAAGTGTATTACTAAACTAGCAATCTCTTTACAATACTATTACATTAGAATTAAATAATTATGGCCAATAAAAAAAGATCAAAAGAGGAAGTATTAGGCACATCTAACACTGCACCACCTGAAGCCTATGTGACATGGGGTGATGATTTATCTAGCAAACAAGAAGCCTTAAAAACTGCCGGAGCATCACTAGATGAATTTACTCTGGTAGAAAGAGCAACTGCCGCAGGAGGAAGAAGATATAGTCTTGATTTTTCTAGTTTAGATGGTCTTACTGGAAGTCGCCCAGGATTAACAAAAGACGATTACTATACATTTAGACCACAAGAAGCTCCTCCTAACGAGATCAAAATGATCTTGCAAAGAGCAGAAAGAGTTTACCAAAGAGTAGGCTTAGTAAAAAACGTAATAGATCTTATGGGTGATTTTGCTAGTCAAGGAATACGATTGGTTCATAGAAATAAAAGAATAGAAAGATTTTATAGAAGATGGTTTAAAAAGATAAATGGCAAGGATCGTAGTGAAAGATTTCTTAATAATCTTTACAAGAGTGGTAATATAGTCATAGATAGACGAACAGCAAAGATAAGTATAAAAGTTTCTGATAAACTATATAAAGCCCTTGGAACAGCAGATATGCAGCTGAATGATCTGCCAGAGGTTACTGTAGAAAAAAGAGAGATCCCATGGAAGTATACTTTTATAGATCCTATTTGCGTAGAGGTATCAGCAGGAGCACTTTCATCTTTTTTAAATGAAAATGATAAAACATATGAATTAATTCTACCAGCAACATTACGTAGAATTATTAATAATCCTAAAACAGAAAATGAAAAAAAAGTTGTTAATAGTTTGCCATCGCAAATAATTGAAGCTGCTAAAAATAAAAAACCATATCCTCTTGATCATGATAAGACATTAGTGTTTCACTACAAAAAAGACGATTGGCAAGCGTGGGCATATCCTATGATTTATGCAATCATGGACGATATAACAGTTGTGGAAAAGCTTAAATTAGCTGATATGGCCGCTCTTGATGGCGCTATTAGTAATATTAGAATTTTTAAATTAGGAAGCTTAGAACACAAGATTGCTCCAACAAAAGCAGCAACATCTAAGCTTGCCCAGATCCTTGGTAACAATGTTGGTGGAGGAACTATGGATTTGATTTGGGGGCCAGATATTGAACTAATGGAAAGCAATACTAATGTTCATAATTTCTTGGGAGA